AAAAGAAAACAAACTGGAACTGCAATAGTACCTTAAATTATGAATAGTACATTAAATAACAATCCAAATGATTTCAGAAATTGGAAAGATGCTGTAAATAATATTTATGGTGTATTACAAAATTTAGGTGGTTCATCTACATTAGAAGTTAATGATAATTTAGTGTTAGAAGGAACTACAAATGCATCTACATCACAAGCTATATATGGTATTAATGTTATAACAACTTCTACAACTTCTGATTTAGCTACAAGATTACCTGATGCTAAAACTGGTAGAAGTGTTGTTTTTATAAATAATTCATTATTACCAATATTAGTTTTTCCTTCGGTTGTTGGTGGAGAAATAAATGGAGTGGTTGATGGTCAAGCTGAAATACCAAATGACGGTAGAGCATATACTTTTTATTGTACTGAAAATCCATTACCTGGTGCATGGACATGGAGTCCTCCAGCTACAAATCAAATTGAATATCAAGAAATGAGCATAAATCATACTAATGGTGTTACATCAGATGATTTTAATGCTGGTCAAGGTGGTGCTAATGACGCATCTGTTGGTCTTGGTTGGTCTGGTGGAGTAGCAACTACAGGAACTTTAAATACATATAATTTTTCTGCTACTGCAACAAAATATAAAGTTTATACTAATATTCAATGGGCTGATATAGTAAGTGGTGGTATTCAAGCTGCTTGGTTACAAGGATATCAGAACGCTCCTACTGGAACTACTTTTGGTCAAAAAATTACAATGCAATTTACTGGAACACAAGCATTTCCCGGCCTTTATGTTCAAGAAGTTACAACAGGAACAGCTTATGCTGGAAATGTAGGAGATATTGGAACTTTATATATGGAATTACCTTATTATTTTTATCCATTATGGAGAATAATAGGTAATCAAGCAATAGGAAATCCTATTCCTGGAAATAGTGAAACTTGCTATAGTCAAGCATATACAACATTTGGTATGTTTATTAATAGCGCAGCGCAAACAAAATTGTATAAATTTAAATGGTTTATAGAATACAATTAAAAAATAAATAAAATGGAAATAGTAATGGAAAAAGAAAATGGAGTTGTTGTAAATAATGTTTACACTAACAAAGAATTAATTGAGTTAAATATTTGTTTTACGCAAATATTAGATACTTGTACTGAGATGAATGGTAAGTTTATTTATGCTATGCATAAAAATGTAACTAAGCTTGAACCATTTTTAGATAAATTAAACGCTAAAAGATCTGAAATTGTACAAGAATTATCTGAAAAAGATAAAGATGGAAAACCTATTTTAAAACAAGATGAAAATGGAAATCCTAAATTATCTTATAAAGGTAAAAATGAAGAAAAAGCTAAAGATACTTTTAACAAAGTGTTAACTGAAAATATGACAATTGAATTTCATTACATTAATCTAAAAGATTGGGAAAGTGTAACTGGAGTTAATCTAAATAAAATAACAGGTTTAGGTTTGTTTATGGATAGGATGATTGTAGAATGAGAAAAGATATTACAATATCAAAATTAGCTAAAGCTATGAATAGGCTTGGTTATTCTGTTTTTGAAACTGATACAAAAGCATACAATTTAAATATTGTAGGTGTTAGGTCTTCTAATCCTATAGTAAATGAATTTAATGATTTAATGTGTGTGTTTTGGAAATATGAAGGAAATTGGAATATTTATAAAATGCAAATGACAAGTTTACCTGGAATTTATTGGTTGGCTAATCCTTCTAATCCTTTAGGTTGTGCTATTTTAAAAGAAGGTCAATATAAGGGAGTTTATAAAATTGATAAACATTCTGGAAAATATGATGCTTTGTGTCAAAGGTTAGGAAATGTCACAGTATATCGAGATAATAATCGTGATAGAAATTATGATGAAATTTCTGGTACTGAAGATACAGGTATGTTTGGTATAAATATTCATAAAGCACATGCAGATTATGAATTAGAAACAGTAGATAAATGGTCTGCTGGTTGTCAAGTAATACAAGATCCAGATGAATATGAAATACATATGGATGTTGTAAAAAAATCTGCAGAAATATGGGGAAATAAATTTACCTATACATTAATTAACGAAAACGATTTAAATTAAATATTATGGCACAAACAAATGCAGAAGTATCATTAAACTTAATGCAAAGAGGAATCTCAAGAACTCCCTCTTTTATAAGAACCAGTTCAGCAGGAAGTGTATCAAAAGGTATGCGTTCTATAACTTTTTTTAACGCAGGAGCTACAAATGCAACTGTATTGACAACTAATTTATTACCACAAGAAAAAGTGACAATAGATGCTGGTGGTCAAGGAGATCATTTAGGTGTTGTTGTATATGATGGTACAGGAACAGATTTAGTAATTGTAACAATACAATAAATTATGGCTATTACAGATTTTGAAAAAGAAAGTGCAGGAGGTGGTGGAAGTTTAGATGAAAAAGTTAAAGTATCAGCAACAGATACTACAGAAGATTTTTTACTTAGTAAATTACAGGCAGGATTAGGAATAAGTGTAGTTGCTCAAAATGTCGGTGCTAACGAAAATATTTTAATTACTAATACATTAGGACTCGTTAACACTATTTACTCTACAAATGATACTGTTGGAGCTGGTAGAGAAGCTACATTAACTGATACGTTAAAATGGATTGGTGGTAGTATATTAAGAGAAGTTAATTCAGTAAATATAGTTGAAGTAGCTCAACAAAGTGATTTTGGTGCTGAAGTAGCTGGTGTTATAACTTTAACAACAAATACTGTTTATGTTATAAGAGGACTAATTACTTGTACACATAGACTTTTAATAAATACAGAAGGTATTTCTATAAAAGGAAATGATAGAGAAACAGATGTTCTTAAATATAATGATTCAGCTGGTGATTTTATTACTATAACTGATGTTAATTGTGAAATATCAAACATTAAACTAAGTTCAACAGATGCTACAGGTGGTCAAGTAATTTTAAGAGCGTCTAATTTTAATTATGGAGCTTATAATGATGGAAGATTAAAGGTTTTAACTCTTATAAATTTACAGTTTAGAGATTGTTACGATGTTCACTACATTGAAGGTTTTGATTTAGTAGATATACAAAATTGTCTTTTCTGGTATGTGCAGGCAACAACAATTGGTTGTCATTTTAAAAATGTTTCTAAGTTGCAGTTAACATCTTGTGAATTTGTAAGATGGTTTAGAGAATCTACTATACCAACACCAGGAGGATATGCAACTACATCAATGATTGAATTACTTGCTAATGGAGCAGGAAATGGTTTTGGTGCTGTTAATATTACAGGGTGTATTTTACATCCGCAACAGACTCAAAATGGCATAGATATTAAAACAGGTAGTACAACAGGGTTTGGAACTATTGCATCAAGTACTTTTATAAATCTGGGTTTAACAACAGGTGAAACATTCTTAGGGGATTCTTTAACTCCTGCAAATGGAGCTTATTCAGAAACGGAATGTTTGAAATATGATATTTTTGCTAATCAAGGAATACCAAATAGTTCAGCTTATGGTTCTTTTTATGACTCAACATCAGGCACAGTTACATTAACGGGAGGTACTACAAATTGGATTCCTGTAGAATACGGAGCTGTTCCCGTTGCAGCAGGAACTCAGAGAGTATCTTTTTCAACCCCTGGAACACAAAGGGGATTATTAACCTATAATGGCACAAAAGATATATTTGCTCAAATATCTGTTAGTTTTGTTTATAATGATATTACAGGAGGAACGGATGAATATGATTTTGGGTTAAGTAAAAATGGAGGAGCCACCCCAGTAACAGGTAGTATAGTTGCAACAATAGCAAGTGGTGGTGCTTATTTTGGAGTAACATTACTTTTTACAGACTCTATGGTAACAGGAGATAACTATGAACTACTTGCAAGAAATCAAGGTGGTGCTCTTGGTGACGACATAGAAGTAATATCAGTACAATTTTTAATAAAAGAATAAGTAATTATTAATAAACAAAAACAAAAACAATGAGAATTAATGAAGACCCAAGACAATTTAACAATTGGATAGATGCAGTAGTAAGAATTTTTAGATATTTAAATTCTGCTTTTTTTAGTATTGATTTATTATCAGATAAAATTTCAACAGAAAGTTCATCTGGTTCAGTTCCAGCTCCTTTTTTACAAAAAACAGCTACACAAATTAGTTATCCTGATGGTACAGTGTTACAAGGATGGAAATTAACAGGTGGTATGTTATTGACTGGTTCTAATATATATTCTGAAGTTCAAGGAACGTTAACAGTAGGTTCTTATGATGCAGATCCCTCTAATGCTGGTTTTTATATTGCATATGATTTAAGAGGTTCTGTAAAAGCTATAGAATCAGCAGCTCCAAATAATTTTGATGTAATTAATGCATTTGGTTCAGGAGCAGATATGCAAGATACTACTACAGGTGCTCTTGTTAAATCTGATTATATGGGTATATCATTAGATGATGATGATGTTAATAAAGATGGTGTATACATTATTTCATTAAAAGCAGCTGGTGGAAATGCTAATCCATGTGAAGCTGAAGTATTTTACCAATTTGAATTTTTATGTTACTCAGAAGTAACTCCACAATTAAGTTAATATTTAAAATATAAATTATGCCAATAGAAGAAAAATTTGCAGTAGATGCAACAGTAAAAGATAAAAGAGTTCAAGAAATGGCTTATACTGACGTAAGAATGTCTGTTAAAACCATAACTGAAACAATAGCTATACAACCTAAAACAGCAGTAAGTAATGCTGGAGAAGATGTTCCAGTAAGCGTAGAATTAAAATTTAAAGAACCTTCATTAATTGAATTAGGACAAATAGAATTAGATGCAAAACTTATAAAAGAAGATGGTGCTTCAAGTGCTGATCATAAAGGTGCTGCTGAAATCTTAGAAGATGTAGCTAAAAAACAAATAGAAATTAAAGATAAAGGTGAAAAGAAAATATCAATCAGATATAAATCTTCTCGTGAAATGTTTAGCTCTATTAAATTGTTAATTGCACCACAACCAGGTTCAGATCAATATTCAAAAATTTTGAAATATTCTCAAAAGAAAATTGAATTTCAAACTTATTTAGGTAGTAGAGGTTTTGCTGGCGGTGCCGTAGTTAATTCACAAAATTTATTAAAAGGTAGATCAAATTCTGTCTATTCAATGACTGGTCCAGTTCAACCTGAAGTTAAATATGCAGATTTATAAAAATGGCTATTATAATAAACGAAAATCCAAAAGCATTTAAAAATTGGGATGCAGCTGTAGTTAGAATTTATGAAATTTTAAGGCAATTAAATTCTGGTAGTAGCGGTGTTGGTCTTTTTGGTTCTACATATTTTGTAGCTCCTGAAGGTGATGATTCAACTGGTACTGTTGGTAGTTTATCTAATCCTTGGAAAACAATTTCAGCAGCAAGAAATCAAGCTGTTGCAGATGGATTAAGTTCTACTTTAATATATGTGTGGCCTGGTGTATATGATGAAACAGAATTACAATATCAAGATGGTAAAATGTATTTATCAGCAGGGGTTTTATTACAACCTTCTGCTAAAATAAATGGTTCTACTGGATTAAGTAATGTTGTATCTATAAATCAACCTGAAAAAGAATTTAGATTTTTAGGAAATTGGCAATCATATTTAGAAGTTGGAAAAAGGTTTGAAATATTAGGCGGTGGTGCTAAAGATGGTAAATACACAATTGTATCTGCTGTAAATACTGGAGCAAATACAAGTGTTATTGTAGAGGAAGCTATACCAGATGCAATAGTTTCTGGATATTTAAGAAATACTGAAGCTATATTTAGATTAGGAGCAGATTTATTAAATGCTCCAGCGTCTGCTTATTCTACTAAATTTGATTTATATGGTGAAGGAGACATTAATATTGTAGAATCTGCTGATGGAGATTGGTCAAAAGGAGTAGCAACAGCTTTTGGAGATTCTGAATTTTATGGTGAAGCTGTAGAATGGAGAATGCAACAAGGTGTTATGTTAGGAGCATATGATAATGCTATAATGAATTTTAATGGAAGTTTATTAGAACATTATGGACCAAGTAATGGTGGTTATGTATGTACTGCAAGAGATGCTTCTAAAACTACATTTAATTTTGATGATGTAAAATGTTCAGCAAGTTGGGCTTTCTATGTTAGAAGAGGAAGTACAGCTAATTTTTCTGGTACATGTATTATTACTGCTAATAAAGTTACTCAAACTGGAGGGTTTCAAAATATTGCATGTTCTGATATGAATGCTTCTGGAAGATTTATAATAAATGTTCCTATTATTGATTCAGAAAATTATGTTTTAAATTTCAATAATATATCTGGTGGACAACTTATTATTAATGGAAATATGTATTCTACAGGTGCTTCAGGTAATGGTTTAATTGGACAAAATATGTCAGGTGGTGAAATTATTGTAAATGGTAATATTATAACTGAAACTGGTACTACTTGTTTAACTTTAGGTGGAATGACTGGTGGAGAAATTTATATAAATGGAGATCAAACTTGTACAAGTGGAAATGATAGTTATTTATTAAATGTACCATCAGGAAGCGGTCACAAATTAAGATTAAATGGTTCAATTAAAAATACTAATGGAGGTGTTTTATGTACAGGAATTACTAAAGGAAGTAATGGTTTAGTTATTGAAAATTTAAAAATTATTTCAGATGGAGATAGTATTACTGCTGGAGTTGCACAAACTATTAATGTTATACATTCATTAGCTTGTGATAAAGCTTTAAATGCTAATGTAACTAATAATGTTACAGGAAGTAATGTAATTATAGATACTAATATTATTTAAAATTAAAAATTATGCCACATACTGAAGAAACTTCAAGTGAAGAAGTAAAAGAAATATATTTTGAAATGTTTGGTTATTATCCGGATGATGTTCCACCTAACCCAAATGTTCCAACCCCCCCTGGAGAATAGTTATTAATCTAATAAAAGTGAAGAATGATTTTTTTGGAAATTACTCCTACAAATGTTAATGATATGCACATTAATATTAAGGATGTTATATATTTCGTAGGATTTGTTGTAACTTTATTAACAGCGTGGTTTAAATTAAAGCATGATAATGATAAACAAACTGATCAAATTAAGCATTTAAAAGAAATGGCTGAGGGTTATAAAAAAGATTGTGACTTGGCGTTTATGAATGCTAAACATAGCAGAACTGCTATTAGAAAAGATTATGATGATAAAATTGAAAAAGTAAGGGTAGAAAATAAAGAAACTAAAGATTCTTTAAACACTGAAATTCAAAATTTAAATACAAGCTTAACTGCTGTTAAAACAGATACAGCAGAAATTAAGGGAATGATAAATACATTGTTAAATAAAAAATAAATAATCATGAAAGGATCACACATAGATTTATGGAATGGCTTAAGAAAAGGCAAACCAACTATTAAACCAGCTCCACAAGCTAAAACTTATGGTGGATTGAAAAACTCTACTGATATTAGACCTCAGTCTAAATAATGAGATATTCGTATTCTAAACCAAAGGTTAAAAAGAAAACATCTTCTAAAAAGAAGAAGGTTAAAAAGAATACATCTAAAAAATAAATTATGGGAAAATTATTTGATTTTTGCGGGGGTCGTAAGACGACTTTTGCATTGTTATTATTTTTATCATTAACTGTATTTCTATGCATTAATAAATGTGTTTTTGCAGAATGGTTAGATGGTATTATATGGGTGTTTGGTGTATATGCTGTTGGAAATGGTGTAGAACACGTTGGAAGTGGCTTAAAACGTAAGTAAATGCGTTTATGGTGGATTATATTAATTTTTATTTGTAGTTGTTCTCCTCAAAAGAAATTACAAAGATTAATTAATAAACATCCTGAGTTACTTACACAAGATACTCTTAACTTAATAATTCATGATACTATAGTTGTAGAAAAGTATAATTATGATACTATTACACAGCTGTCTTATCATGATTCTACTATTGTGGTAAACAATGAAAAAATATATTTAAAATATTTTTATGATACTTTAACAAAAGAAATTTATCACGAAGTAACTTGTTTTGGAGATACTGTTTATTTTATTAAAGAAGTACAGGTTCTTGTAGATAAAGTAATTGTAGAAGAACTTACCTGGTGGGAAAAATGGAGAGATACTATTATTATAATTTCAATAATAATTTTATTGTTATTTCTTTTTAAAAAGTTTAGTAAAGTATTGCTTTAAAATAATTATATTTGATAATGAGTTATAGAGAAGTAGAAGTAGAGGTAAAAGTTGGTAATAAAATAGAACCATATACTTTTAATGTAGAAAACATAAATTACTATAGAACTTATACTGATAATTCCGGAGAATTAAAAACAATGATATATTTAAGAGGCTCACTAAAGGGCATTGTATTAAATATTGGTTATGATACTTTAAAAAGCAAACTACAACAAAGTGTTAAAGAGATTGAGCACGTTTCTTGATTCCTGTTAATTTTGGATTCGTAAAAAAAAAGAGAGCGCTTATTTGCTCTCTTTTTTTGTTTGTATAAATAACTTTCTTGTTATTCTAACTTCTTCAGATAATCTGCTTATTTGTTTAAATAAAACTTTATCTGTGTCCATATAATCTTGTATAGATTGTTTAGCGTGTAATACAGTTGCGTGATCATACCCACCATAATAATCTCCTATTTTGATTAATATTTCATTTTTTAAATGTGTTTGTGCTAAAAACATCATAAGATGTCTTGCAAAAACATGTTTACGTTTTCTTGATCTTGTGAAAACTTCTTCTTTGTCCATTCCTAATTCTGAACAAACTAAATTTCTAATAAATTTATAACCATCTAATTTTAAACCAGGAATGGTCATATAAGATAGTATTAATTTATTTTTCACAGTTGTTTCTTGATATACTTTTTCATTAATAATTGGCATAAATTTTCTGGTTTAATTTGCATGTGATTTGCAATGTTAATAATATAAGAAAAAGGTATATCTCCTTTATTGAAATGATGTTGCAATAATTGTGGAGATATACCAATAGAGCGAGCTAATTCGCTTTTATTGATTTTACATTTTTTGCAAAATTTATGTAAATCAAATGTTATAATCATAATTAAATTGTTCCGAAGTAACAAAAATTATTTACGTATTCTTTATCGTAATTATTTAAATTATTTTTATGTACTTCTAATAAATACTCATATTTTTCTCTTCCAGCTTGTAATGTTTCAGTTGAAACTTCATAAATACCTACAGTGTATGGATATGTTTTTTCTACACATATAAACCAAAATTGGTCTAATCCTAAAATATCACAATATAAAGCTGCTTGTCTATCTAAATTGTATTTTTTTAAATTTCTTAGAAAATTATAAGGATTAGGAGTTTCTTTAAACCCTTTTAAATCAACTATATAATTTCCAATATTAATTGCGTCAACTTTACATTTACAATTTATACCATTTAGTTTTTTAAAATATGCTTTTTCTTTTTTTGTATTGTGTAATAATTGTTTTACTTGAGTAATTGCTTCAAGTTTTTCTTTAATTAATGTTAGATGTAAATATAATTCATAACTAATTTCTTGTTTGTTAAGATTTTCGTTTTGAATTTCAATTTTCCATTCTTTATATCTTTTAGTAGCTCTTGGTTTTGCTCCACCAATTTCTTCTATAATTTCTGTATCATTAATGTACCAAAATCTATTATCAAATTCTTCTGGCTCTAAAATAAAACAGTGTAAAGCTCTACCATCTATATATGCTTGTTTTTCTTCTCTCCATGCTGGGTATTTTAAATAAGCATCTAAATGTTCAGGTGAATTATTTAAATGCTTTAGCATAGAGTTTGTAATATAATCTACATCACTAAAATACTTAGTATCATTCCATTCTAATAATCTTTCTTGATTTGGATCATATTTCTTGACTTCATTAATAAAGTCTTTTGCTTGAGTACTTGGTATTAATCCCATTTTCTTTTTTTAATTTTAAAAGGTTTTTTTCTCTGAAGAGGTAATTCCTTTTCATATTCATCTCTTGTTAGAAAGAAAAAATCTTTATTTCTTTTATTTAAGTATTTGACAAATAAAGTCAAATCAAATTTTCTTTCATTTCTAACTGTAACATATTCTGGAAAAAACGTTAATCTTTTTTTATCTTCTTCAGATATGTCTACATCTTTTAAAAGGTTCTTAACTGCTACATCTTTACCTTTATAGTCTATTAAAACTTTTTTAGGTGGATTGTGAGTTATTGTACAATATTTTGAAGATCTAAATAATGCTAACCATTTTTTGACTACAGAAACTTTGTAATTTGTCCAAATTACACCTTCTTTATCGTAATCATCTAATAGAAAAACTTTATTAAGATACTTCGTATTTAAATTGTTTAATAGTTCTGACATTTTTATATTTCAATTTTCTGGGAGTAAAATTTTTATCAGTTAATAAATATCTTTCAGGTGTAAATGTTGCGTTAAATACTTTATTAGGTGTAACAATTTGTATGTATTCATTATACTCTTTCATTACCCATTTAATATTTAATGTTGCTAACCTGGTCATATTTTTAAAATCAAAATCTCCTTTAATTTCCCATATTGAACAATTATTAAAAGCAAGAAACAACGAAGTAATTTTATTTCCTTCATCAATATTTTGATAAAATAGATTTTTAGCACTTTCATTCCACCAAACATGAACATCAGGAGTATATGAATGAGGGTGTAAAACTGTGCTTTCCATTTTTTTATCTTCTACACGTTTCATTGGTTTAATCCAAGTATATGTTACCTTATTAGATAAACTATAAGATTTGTAATGAAATTCATATTTATCTACATATCCATTATTAACTAATGTTTGTAAATACCAATCCATATATTTTTCTTCGTTACTATCGAAATTGTTCATATAACTTATTTATTTTTTCTTCAAAATCTATGAAGAGCCAGTCTAATTTAAGCTCCAGCTCTTCATATAATTCTTCTAACATTTCATTCATTTTTTATAATTTTTATAAAATTCAACTAATGCTAAATGTTTCTTTTTAACTTGATTATTAAATTCTTTTGATTTCTCAGCTTTATTATGACAATTACGACATAAACCAGCTAAATTTTCAATATAATCTTTAGTCTTACTTCCACCCATTCCTCGAGCTTCAATATGATGTACATCTACAGCTTTAGATCCACACATTTCACAAGGATGAAAATCTTGTTCTCCTATGCTAAAAAATTTAGTATATATTTTAGTGTGTTTCTTCATCGTCTTTAATAGATTTTCTTATAGCAATAACTATTAATGATACCATAATAATGGTAAATCCCATATAAATTAATACTTCAACTAATTCTATCATCTTCTTATTATGTTAAAATTATATGGACTTTCATTAAAAAAACTATCATTTTCTAATTTAGCTATTCGTTCCTTAATATTTTCATGAGATTTTAAAACTTCATGAGTAAGGTCTTCCGATTGTTCTGTTCTTTTTTTGCTTAAAGTTGAGGAAAATACAACTCCCCTACTAATTTGCATTTTTGTTAATGTTTTGTTTACCTTTTTCATTTTAAATTCCTATTTGATTAATAAAATTTTCTTCATTAGGATCTGGTATATCTATATTTCTTACAGCCCAATGATTTTGAATTGTTTGTTTAAAATCATTAAATTGTATAGTGTTCATAGACTTTGTAGATACATCATTAAAAATTAAAATTTCTTTACCTAATACATTCAAAGTGTTAAACTTAGAAGCAATAACAACAGATTTATGATATGCGTGTATTTCTTCTTTAGTAAATAATTCACCTTGTATATTGTATAAATCTTGAGTAATTTTTTTTAAAGCAACTCCCCAATACCATCTATTTTGAGCATTAGAACGATTTTTTTTATGTTTCTTAATGTCAATAACAACATCTTTACCTTCTATGGATGAAATAAATGATTTAACTTTTTCTTCATTTAAGAAAGTCAATTTTCCTTTTTCTATTTTAGATATAAATTCCATAATGTTTTAAATAACAAAGGACACCGAAGTGCCCTTTATTAATCTTAAAATGGTAAATCATCACCTTTTTCATCACCTAAAGAATCATCAGACATACCTTTATCAACAACTGGCTCTGCCTTGGGGGCAGCCGTTGTTGATTGTTTATGTTCTGATTCCCATTCTGCTAATCGAAGATTAAACTTCTCCATATCAGAAGGTCTTAAAGGAGTGTGAAAATATGACTGTACACCTTTTATTGTTTCTTCTGGTTTAGAAGAAAAACTATATTCAATTATTTCTTTTATAACAGGTTTGTTAAAATTGTTTTTGTCTTTACCTATGTATTCAGATTTTTTGAATAAAGCTTTTATTTTACTTCCAATAATAGAATTTAAATATTCATCACCTTTTAATTTATCATCAGCATTAGCATTAGATAAAAACTCTTTAAGTCTTTTTAATTTAAACTCTCTGGCTTTATCTGATTCTTTTCCTGTTAATAAATAAAAAGTAACATTACTTGTTTTTTGATCTTCAGTTTCTACTGCAAATTCAATATAAGGATTACCCTTATAATCTTTTCTACTTTCAGAAAGAAGATATGATTTAATCTTAACTATAAATACTCCAGGCTCATTTATAAATTTGCTTGAATTATCAAAGTCTTTTACGAGCTCTAACTCTGCGTTTATGTCCATTATTTATCGTTTTTTTTGATTTCTGTTTTCTTATCCCAACCATAATATTTATCAACTTCATCTAATATTACTTTAATGTTATTATCCATAATTGGAGGTAACATTTCCATTGGTGATTTAGCTGATATTTTATTATATCCAGGTTGTTTATTTGTTATAAATCTATATTCTTGCTTATCGTTTATTTCTTTAGCTTCAGAATAAATTACTATTACAAATTCTTTTTCAACTTTTTTCTTCCAACTACCATCTACAGCTATAAATCTTTCTTCGACTCCAGAATCTCCTTCAACGAATTGATCTATACCTATAAAAATTATGTATTTATCTGTATTCTTAGACATTTCCATAATTTTCTTGATTTCGTTCTTATAAAAATCCCATACATCAAAACCATCATACAATGATTTTGCTTTCATGTATATCATTTCTATTAAAGAAGTAAAACTTTCAATTACTATTATATCCACATTAGGATTTTCAATTGCTTTAGTTAAAGCTGTTTTAAATAATTGAAGAGAATTAATTGGTACATTAAGTTTAAATTCTACTCCCTTTCTAAAAGGAAGAGCTTTTTGTTCAGTATTTAATATTACTGTTCTTTCAGGTGGTAAGTTACGCATTGACGTACTTTTACCTGTCCCTGATGGGCCACATATAAAAATATTCGGTTTCATTTAGTTTTTAAAAATTAGAATTACTAATTCATTTTCTAATACATTTTCGTATTCTTTTTCTATCTTAGGGACTGGTTGAATTTCTTTTTTCCCTATGTTAATTAATTCGCCAAATTTAGATTTGCATCTATGCATAGTTGTTACTTCAACTAATCTTTGTATTAATAAAAAATCTTGCATTTTAGCATTTTCATTTAAGCGAACATTAACTTCTTTCAAGTATTCATCTTGATTAATTTTATATTTTAATACTTTTTTCAAAGTTGATATTTACTGATTAAATTTAAAGATATACTTTAAGAAAAACAAATTATTTGTATCTTTTTTGATGTTTTCTTTTTCTTAAATTTATATCATTTCCTTCTTTGTGAATTTTGTTTTTATAGCGTTTAAGCATTTTAATTTTGAAATATCCCTTAAGATTAATTTCTTCATTTTTTTGCAAAGCTTGTCTTATGCTATTAAAAAAATGAATAACTACAATATTCACCACAGCACCGTCAATCCCTAATTTTTTAGAAATCTCGGTTATAATTTTCGAATGCTTGTAATTTTTCATTTTCTAAAAATTCTACTTCAGAAGCAAATTTGGCAAATTTTCCTATATATTTTAAGTTTTCACTTCCAATACCAGTTGACCTACCTTTTGCTATTATTATTTCTACGTTTTCAATTTCAGGTATTCTTTCTTCAATATCATAATAAGCTGGTCTATAAACAAACATAACCATATCTGCATCTTGCTCAATAGCACCTGATTCTCTTAAATCTGATAATATTGGTTTTTTACTTGCTCTCTGCGATACAGCTCTACTAATTTGAGACAAAGCTATTATAACTAATTTTAGTTCTCTACATAGCTGTTTAAATGCTCTTGATATTTTAGATATTTCCTGTTCTCTTGTTCCGGATTTACTTTTTAAATTAATAGTTACTAATTGTAAATAATCTACAACAAAAAATTTACAATTATTTTTAATATTTAATTTTCTGATCTTATTGCATATGTGATTTAAATCGCCAGATTTATCGTCAATAAAATAATTTTCATTTTCAAAATATTTGGCAGAATCATAAAATGCATTCCAATCTGATGAGGTTAATTGTTTTTTTCTAATCTTTCCTAAATCTATACACCCATGAGATGCAATCATTCTTGTTAACATCTGTTCTTTAGACATTTCTAAAGAAAAAACAGCAACAGGTAAGTTTCTGATAATATGATTTTTAACAATTTCTAATACAAATGCTGTTTTACCCATAGAGGCAGCTCCAGCTATTATAATTAAATCTGATAATTCCCATCCAAATATAAAATTGTCAATTTCTTGAATAAATGTTTTAATATAATTTTTGCCTTCTTTATCTGACATATTATCAATAACTCCTTGTAGAGTTTTGATAGGATTATATTCTTCAACATCTGCATATTCTTGTAATTCAACAATTTTATCTGTTATTTTAGCTATTATATCATCTGGACTTACCATATCATTAGAGTCTTTATTAATCTCATTTGATAGAGTTAATAATTCTCTTCTGGTTGAATAAGCCATTAATAATTTAATATGCTGTTTTATATGAGCATCGGATGAAACTCTATCTGCTATATCGTTAATGTAATCTATTAATGTATAACCTGTTTTTTCAATAATTCTTGCATTATAACCTTTTGAAGTTACTTTATCTGTTACAGTTATAATATCTATTTTGGAATCTTCTGCACATTCTTTGATTGCTGTAAATACGTATCTTGATGATTCTGTAGAAAAACCTTTAATATTAACCTGGTCTGCAAATTCATAATATCTGTCAGGATAGTTAATAAAAGTTCCTAATACAACTTCTTCTAAATCGCTATTATTTTGTCCAAAAAATGTACCTTCTTGTAAAAATGTGAGTTGGTCTGTCATATAATTTATAATTTCAAGGCACACCAAAGAAGGTGTACCTTGATTAATTTAGAAATCTTTAAAAATTTCATTTAATTTTTCATCAGTAAAAAATCCTTGATCTTCTGCATCTTCTGAAACTTTTATTTTATCATAAAAATCCTTTATTTTAAATGCACCAGGTTTACATAATGAAATATAACAAGAATGATGTAAAGCTTTAATAGTAAATTTATTATCATAATATTCACTTATAGCTTGTTTTCTTTCTATATCTATATTACTTGGTGAATCATTGTAAATTTTAGAAATAATTTCAGAATTACCTTTATATTTTGCTAATATAAAAATATCCTGTCCTTTAACATCTCCATAACCATTATATGAACGGTCAGCAATGATTCTATTTTCTGCTACTAATACAATTCCATCATCATATTCAGTAAACACATTTTTAATGCTCTCATTACAACAAGAGCAATTCCAACTAAAAAATCCCATTATTTATCTTCTTTAAAGAAATTTTCAACTTTAGAAAGTAAAGATTTTGCTATTCTTTCTTTACCATTCTGCTCTACTCTATGAGAAATTATTGCTTTAATAAATAATCTTAAAGCTACCGAATTTGAACTTCCATATTGTTTTACAGATGCGTATTTGTTAAATATATCTATAACTTCTGATTCATTTAAAGTAATAAATGAAGATTCATAACCTTGCAGTTTTGTTTTCTTCTTTTCTATTTTATTAGTTAATTCATCAGCAAGTTCTGTAACTTCTAAGTCATAAAGACCATTTACTTTTTTTTCTAATACTGCTTCAATATTC